GGTGCTGCTGCTGGTGCTGCTAAGTCGGCGTCTGATGCTGCTGCTGCTGCGGGTGGTGATGCTGCTGCACAAGCTGCTGCCGGTGCTGCTGCTGGTGCTGCTGTAACTGCTGCTGCCGTATCTGCTGCTGATGCTGCAAAAGCTGCCGCTGCTGCTGCTGGGAAATCTGCTGCAGAAATTGCTGCTGCTGCTAAATCTGCCGCTGATGCTGCTGCCGTATCTGCTGCTGATGCTGCAAAAGCTGCTGGTGATGCTGCTGCCGCTTCTGCCGCTGCTGCTGCAAGAGCTGCTGGGGATGCTGCTGCCGCTGCCGCTGCTGCTGCTGGGAAATCTGCCGCTGAAATCGCCGCCGCTCGGGCCGCTGCTGCTGCCGCTGCTGCTGATGCTCAGGCTACCCGTGATGCTGCTGCTGCTGCTGGTAAAGCTGCTGCGGATGCTGCTGCTGCGTCTAAAGCTGCGATTGATGTCTTGAAGGCTTCCGCTGACAAGAATCAAATTTCTGATTTCTGCAAGGACAATCCAGCGGCAAAAATTTGCAAGATTGAGCTTGATTCCTCCTTTGGTGGTTCTTGCGGTTCGGCTCCTGCGTGTGCGGGTGATGCGGTCATGTGTGCAATTGCTGCGGCTACTTTTGCTTCAAATTGCGAAATGAAAACGGCTCCTGTTGATACCGCCACTTCTGAAAATTCGGCATACGACGCAGCCAAATTGGTGATGGGTGATCAGACGAAAACCTTGGTGGGCAATACCTCTATGTCACTTTCCAGTGCTTCGTTTGATCAAACCGAATTGCTCGGCGCAGGTCAGGGCATGACAGACGTCACGGTGGTGGTCATGGGTCGGTCTATCGCCCTCCCGTTTTCGTCGATTAATCCTCACCTGGACAAACTCGGCAAGATTTTGCAGGCGGTCACATTTTTGATGTGTGCCGTTATCGTTTCCGGCTTACGTTCAAGGGGTTGATATGTGGGGTATTGCGCTTGGCGTGTTGACGCGCTTCGGTGGCTGGCTGCTCGGTGGTTTGATCGCCATTGCGCCGACTTTGATCGGCAAAATTTTGCTTGCGCTCGGCATTGGCGTTGCCAGCTATGCAGGCATGGATACGGCCCTTGGCTGGCTTAAATCGCAGGCGGTAACTTCCCTGCTTGGTCTACCGCCTCAAGTCGTCGGCATGTTGGCCTTGATGCGCGTTGGCTCGTGTATCTCCATGGTGTTCTCGGCTATTTTGATCAAGTTGGCGCTTGATGGCATGACCTCTGGTGTGTTCAAGAAGTGGACCAAAATTTAACGATTAGACCTTTGCTTTTACTCAGGCACTCTCGGAAATCAATTTCTAATTTTTTCTGAGAATTTTCAATCGTGCTTTTTCGTAAGAATCCAGTCAGCCACTCTCCGAATTTCGTCTCTAAATTTATTCGCGCTCGGAAAAGTAACTTAAGACCCTACGGCTCAGTACACCACTCTCGGCCTAATTTTAAAAGTTTGAAAAATTTATGATTTACCTCCGAACAGGGGCGAATGGCTCCGGCAAAACCCTTTTGACTCTGCGCGATGTGCGCGAAAAGTCCATCAAGGAAAACCGTCCGGTTTATCACAATGGCCGCTTCGAAGTCGTCGTCGGTGGTGAGCTGGATTCGTGGCAAAAGATTGAAACCAAAGATTGGCAGACCGTGCCGGATGGTGCCATTTTTGTGATTGACGAATGCCATAATCCCGGCGATTTCCCGGTTCGCACGGCGAAAGATGCGCTTCCCGAATACGTCAAGATGATGGCCGAGCATCGTCGGCGCGGCTTCGATTTCTACTTGATCACCCAGCATCCGATGAATATCGATCCGTTCGTGCGTCGGCTGATTGGTTCACCGGGTTGGCATCAGCATTTGAAGCGGGCCAGCGGGGCGCCATTGGTTTCGGTGCTTGAGTGGGCTGCTGTCAATGATCAGCCGCAAAAAAACGGCTCTGGTTCCTCTGCTGCAGTCAAGATGGTCACGTATCCGAAAGAGGTTTACAAGTGGTACGTCTCGACCTCTCTGGATACCGCAAAGCTAAAAATCCCGTTTCAGATCAAACTGCTCGTTTTTGCCTTGCTGCTCTTTCCGGTGCTTGGTTATTACGGTTACAAAACCATGGCTGATCGTGGCAAAGCGAAGATCGGTACACCGGCTTCGGCGGCCCAGGTTGGCGTGGTGTCTGCTCCAGCTGACAAGCACGTTCAGACTCCGGCTGAGTTCGTTGCTTCGTTCAATCCGCGTTTGGCCGGTCTACCACAAACTGCTCCGCGCTATGACGATGTGACCAAGCCAGCCACTGCGCCCTATCCGGCTGCTTGTGTCCAAATGGGCGACCGTTGCGATTGCTACACCCAACAGGCGACAAAATTACAAGTCCCAAAACCGCTATGTCTTCAGATCGTCAAGAACGGGTTTTTTAACGATTGGCAGGCTACCCCTGCGCCTAACGCTCAAACTCGTCCTGAGCGCCTGACAGGCGGCACCTTGCCCGATTTCACGCCTACGTCTGATGTTGTGGCGGCGGCATCCGTAGTGGCCATGGATTCCGATGTTCGCCACTTCATGCGCAACAGGAAATCTTCTCTTTGATTGACAAGGCTGTCTACGATGACCGGGGAGCGAATAGCGTTAACCCGGTCTGAGGATGCTTGGGGGTATGGGGGTAGCCGCCCCCATGTGGCGAAGCCCAATAGTCGCCGCAAGATCTAAAACTGCGACATTTGAACGAAAAAAAACCCGACAAATACGGGTCTGTGCTATAGTTTTTGCAGCGACTAACACATGACGGGCGCTCGTTTGCGACTTAACACTTCTATACATCGTATGAAGTAGGCCCCCCACGTTTCAGCCGTCGAAAAAATCACGGTTGCGCTGGCTCCACTTGAAACAAGCACCGCGCCAGTCGCTGCTAAAGCTTTTCCCAAGGCTCGATAAAGCATGTCACCCTTTGGCGTCCCTTCGTACTGCGCCACGATGGCTCTTGCTGCCCACTTTTCACTCTCAAGCCCTGCGATTTCTGCCATTAAAACCACGTCACCAACGGGGCATGTTTTTTTGGCGTGTCGCCAGTTGCTCACGGCTTGGCGTGATGTTCTGAGCATCTGCGCGAGCTTGTAATCGCTGCCAGCTTGGGCGCTGGCTTGGTCGATTAGTTGATCTAAATAGTCTGGTTTGTTGATGGTTGTTGACATAGCGTTTCCTTTTCGGATACTATTTCTTTGCGTATCCTTTTTGGATACGTTTCCCGTAAGGGTAACTAATCTTATCAAACACTGGCAGGAATGCCAAGGAAGCACCAAATGCAAAAAGTATTTATCACCTCGCCAGACATTCGCAACATGGCCGGCATCGGTAAAACGTCCGGCAAACCCTACGATATGAATTTCCAAGTCGGTCATCTTTTTGAAGTCTCACCTGCTGGTGTGATCGCTGATTTTCCGAGCAAATTTGAGTTTGTTCTTGAGAAAGATCAGCAACCGTACCAGCGCGGTTATTACTTCCTGAATGACACCGCGCCGTTTGTTGACCGTGATGGTCACTTGGCAATCCGTTGCCGTTTGACGCCGGTTCCTGCTGCTGCTGCTGCTGCTGCCTCCAAGGCTGCTTAAGGCACCATCATGACACCCTCTGATGTTGGCGAAGTTCATCACATTGCCCGCTTGGCGTTTCTCGCCATGGCAGCGCGGGCGGTGGCAACAACCGAATTTGATGGTTCGCCTGAAATTCAAAAAGTTACCTTTACCGTTTCTCGTGGAAATGGTGGTGAGCCTCCGTTAGATGCCGAGTTTTTCGGCCATCACGAAATACCGCTCGGGGTGATGTCGCTGTGAAAAATCAATTTGCTTTCGTTGGCCCGATGGTGCCGCATTTGCGCGGTGTACCGCAGGGCTATAGCTCTATGACTTGTGGCCTTTCGGGAGGTCGCTATCACTCCGATGTGTTGCGTGATGATTCTTTTGATTTTGAATCGCTGGATGCGCCGGATTTTCTTGCGTCGGGTGCTGTGCGTTCCCACATGAATTCTCGTTTTTCGTTGGCCGCGCACATTTTGGTTCGTCCAGGGTTTTATTCGTGAATTTCTCCGTTCGCCTCCCCAATGGTCAGATTCGGCCTTTCGTGGATGCGGCGGTGTTCGCGGCTTACTTGGCACAGTGGCCGCGTGATCAGTTCTATTTTCATTTCACTGACAAGTGTCATTGCCAAATTCAATCTTTGGAGGCTCCGTTTTGAGCACTTTTCTCGAAAATTTTGGCACGCGCTTGCCTACGGACGCTGTGGTGGCTTTTCGTGTTGCGAAGTACCCTACCCTCCAGCAGCAGACTATTCGCCTCGCCAATAAGGTTTCTCGTCGTTCTATTGAAGCTTCTTTAACGGGGGCGGTGTCGCAAGCTTTTGAGCGGCAAGCGCAGCGCGCCAAAAGCGGCGAAGCCGCTGGGCTTGTCCCATATAAAACAAATCTTGATGCAAGTATTTCTTTTGCAAAACCGGTGGTCGCCGAGCGGCGTGTTAATCGGTTGAAGAAGTCTGTTTGGGCTTCTGGCCATTTGCATGGCTTTGCTGAAAAGGGGCATCGTCCTCCCCAATGTTGGTTTGTCACGTTGACTTATGCCCGTGCTAATTCTTGGGTGGGGAACCACATTTCTAAAGCCATTCAGGGTTTTCGAAATTGGTGCCAGTCGAAGGGTGTGCCTTGTCGTTATACGTGGGTTTCTGAAATACAGCCTAAACGGCTTGAGCGTACGGGCGAAGCGGTTGTTCATTACCACTTGCTGGCTTGGTTGCCGGTTGGTGTCTCCATGCCGCAGTGGGACCGTTCTACGCGCAAGTCTGATGGTGAACGTGCCGCCTTTTGGTCGCATGGCATGACCAATACAGAAAAAGTGTTTTCTGGCGTCGGCTATCTCATGAAATACCTCTCAAAGCTCGGTGAGTTGACTATTTTCCCAAAGGGTTTGCGCCTGTATGGCATCGGTGGTTTGACGGATCAGGCTCGCGCTGTTCGCACTTGGTACAACTTGCCGGAATGGGTTAAGCGAACGTGTGGCGTCGGTGACGTTAAAAAACAAGGCTCTGCTTTTGTGATGCGAGCTACGGGCGAAATTCTCGAACCTGCTTACTCCTGCATCAAAACTGGTTTTTGTTTGATTCTGAGGGCGTTACGCCCGCTTCCTGAGCGCTTTCATGATGGCGCTTACTCGACGGTGAGCTTTATCTAATGGCTATTGGTGACATCTACGTAACCTGCTCGGTGTCGCCGTGCCAGATTATCCACACGATTGACTTACCCCCCTTCCAGCTAGACACGGTTGATGGGGCATTAATTGCGGGCGCCGTCCTCGCAATATGGGCGATTGGTTTCGGCTTTCGGGCCTTGATACGAGCTCTCCATATTGACGGCAAAACTCAATCTGAAAGTGAAACATGAAAACTGTTAATAAAGTCGTTTTTTCCTCAGCTGCTGCAGCAACTCTTGCCATCGCTTCGGCTCAGGCTTCTGCTGCTGCCGTTGATGTGGCCGCTGTCGTCACTGACATTGGTGCTCAAGCTGTGCCAATCGGCCTGATCGGTACTGCCGTTCTGCTGATCTTTTTGGCCGTCAAAGCCTTCCATTGGGTGCGCAAAGCTCTGGCCTAAACCGGCTTGCTGTTGAGGCTTGGGGACGCCTTGGCTTCAATGGCAAACCACTTAAGGCACATCATGGGTATTTTTGTAATCATTGCAGTTTTGGGGGCGGCATGGCTCATTTTTACCGCCTGATTTTTTGCGCTTTGGTGGCGCTCATGTCGTGGCTTCCGACGTTGTCATATGCGTCTTTTCCTGCTCCTTTGGTCTACTCTGCTGATCGTGCGGTCGGTACTTTTCCGGACTATTTATCTGCTTGCTCTGCTGCTCTTCCTTGGTGGAATACACAGTGGGCTTCCTCTGGTGTTTTAGGCACCATTACGGCTTNTACATCTGGCGGCTACACCGT